ATCGCCGAATTGCTGCAGCGGGTACTCACGAAACGCCTCGCCAGACACCAGATCCTGCACCGCCTGCACCTGGGCGGTGGTCAGGTAGTTGTCCTGCCCCGGCCCGACAAGCGCCCCATCTGGGTCCGTCGCCACCCGCCGCTCCTGCACGATCATCCGCCCATAGTCGGTGCTCGGGTACTGCGTGGAGCCGGTCTCCCAGATGGTCAACCCATCCTCGGAGCGAAACGGCGCGGTCATGATGACTCGCATGGGGATACCTCGTGTGCTGCAGCGTGACGCGGCCACTGTGCCGGGTCGGGCGCGACAGATTCAGGGGGGAATTTGACGCACCTGGCTCCCGAACGGCCCTGGAATCACCCCCCAACACCCGCCAGCGCCCGCTGCACTGTGCGCAGGCTGACCCCTTCGCGCTCGGCAATCAGCGCCGGCTGCAGGCTGCTGGGCGGCGCGGCCAGGGCGCGGATGCGCTGGGCCCGCTCGCGTGCCGACTGGTGGCTGCCGCGGCGGGGCACGTACAGGCGCAGCTGCTCGCCGGCGTAGGCGTCGCGCAGCAGGCCTTCGATGACGCCGGGCAGCTCGGCCCGGATGGCGCCCATCACGGCGCTTTCGATGCGCGGGTGCGCCGCAGCCTGCTGCGCCAGATGGCGGATGATGGTCTGGCGGTTGCGGCCGCCGTGGTCGGTGAGGCTCATCGGGGCTTCCTGTTGCGGTAGTTGTGCCAGGCGGCAGGCGGGCGGGGCGCCGGTGCCGATGTTTCTGCGAGCGCGGGCGCGGCCTCGGCAGGGCCGGCAAACAGATCGGCCGTGGCGGGCTGCACGGCCTGTTCGAGCCGGTCCCATTCGCGCGCGGTGCGTGTGTGCAGGCCGAGGGCGTGCGTACAGAACAGGGCGTAGACGGTGCAGTCCAGGGGCTCGTTTCGCCGGCCAGGCGGGTTGACCCACCGGTAGTCCACGCCGCGCGCGGTGCGCACGGGCACGCGGCTTTCAGCCGTCAGGCCGGCGTAGAACGTGGCGGGCAGCTCCTGGCTGAAGTGCACATACCCCGGGCCAGGCGCCTGCACGTGCAGGCGGCCGTACAGCACGTCTTTGGCGGTGTCGGTGCCCACGTACCACAGCCGCACGCCGCGCTTGAGCACCTTGCCGCGCCAGTTGACGTCCTGGATGGTGGCCTTGCCTTTGATCTGCTTGCCGCCCTGCGGGTCACCGCGCACGGCAAACACGCGCCGTCGTTCACGCTGCCGGCAGTAGTTGTACGCCTGGTGCGTGAAGTGACCCATGGTGTCGATGGCCACGGCTTCGATCTTCATGGCCTGCCCGCTGGCGTGCTGGAAGGTGGTGGCCAAGTAGGCGTCGAGTTTGTCGGCCCACTCGCGCTCGTCAGCGGGGTTGCCGTAGAGCACGGAGTAGTCCACGCACCACATCTGCTCACCGCGGCCGATGGCCCAGGTGACGGCCTCCCAGCGGTCGTCCTGGGTGTCGATGCCGCACACCAGCACGAGCCCCCCCATGGGGATGGTGAACCGCCGGTAGGGCTCGGCCCGGCGCTGTAGCTCGTGCTCGTCGGCACGCTCGAACTTCTCTTCCCACAGCTCGCCCAGGGTTTCGTTGATGAAGGTGATCAGCGGCCCGTTGTGGCCCTCGTCGGCTTTGCGCTTGGCCTCGAGGAATTCGCGCACGATGTCGGCCCAGCTGCGCTGGGGGCTGTAGGCCGTCCAGATGTGGAAGGCGACGTGCCGGGGCGGGCTGCGCAGCGCGCCGTCGGCATCGCGCCACCGGGCGTCGGCGCCGTACCGGTAGTTTCCGCAGGCGCTGACCCACGCGCCATCGGCCCACAGCTGCAGGTAGTCGCCCTGAGTGATGGCGCCGTGGCAGTGCGGGCAGATGTGGCGCACCGGCGTGTCGTCGCCACCCAGCCCGCCGCCCTTGAACCCGTGGCGGACGTCCTTGCCGCCCCACTGCAGCGGGTGTTCGGCCTGGCAGTGCGGGCAGACGACGTGATAGCGCATCACCGCGTCGGCATTGGCCTCGCGGGTCTCGATGTGGTCGATCCCCTTCACGCGCGGCGTGCTGCCCGCCACGAGCTTGGGGAACGCCGCGCCCTCCAGGCGCCCGCGCGCGCCTTCCACCGGGTCGATCGATTTCTCGACCACCAGGTCAAACGCGCTCGCCTCGTCGAGCATGGCCACGCTGACCGTGATGCGCCGAAACGCCCGCGCTGCCTTGCCGCCCAGGGTGTGCAACACGCTGCCCATGAACTGCTTGAGCTTGAGCGTGTCCTCCTTGCCACTGAGCAGCACGGGGCGCAGCGCCGCCACGTCGCGCAGCATGGGGTCGATCTCGCTCTTGACGAAGCTGTCGCGGTCGTCGTCGGTGGGCTGCCAAAGCGCCTGTTTGCGCCGGCGGTGCGCCGCGTTGTAGGCGATGAACGCCACCAGCGTCTTGGTGTAGCCCACGCGCTTGCTCTTGCGCACGGTGACTTCTTCGATGGCATCGTCGCTGAACGCATCCATCCAGCCGCGCTGGAACGGGTAAGCCTCCCACTGGCCCTGGGTGTGGCTGCTCTCGGCGCTCAGCCTGAAGTGCTGGGCCGCCCACTGGCTGAGCGACTGCGGCGGCTCGGCGCGCAGCGGCGCCAGGCCAGACAGCGCAGCGTCGACGACGGCGCGCAGCGTCTCAGTCGGCGCGCGGCTCATCGTCCAGGCCCTCGAACTCGGGCTCGTCGTCGTCGGTCGACGTCACGCCGGCCGACACCAGCGCCACGGTCTGCCGAACCCACTCGTTGCGCGCCGCGGCAATCGTCGCCATCGCGCGGTCGATCGCAGCGGGCGGCAGGTCGGGGCACGCCTTGCGCAGCTGGCCAGGCAGGTGCTCGAACCGCTCGGCCACCGCCTGGCTCGCCGTGGCCAGCACCTCGGCCAGCAACGACACGGCGGCGTACTCGCCGCGCAGCACGCCGTTTTTGAGCTCCACGGATTCGCGCTGCGCCCGCGCCAGCGCGGCGCGCTCCTGGGCCAGATCGAGCGGCCCTTCGGTGTAGCGCCCGGCCGCCTGCTCGCGCAGCCGGTGGCAGTAGGCCAGCAGCCATTCATCGGCGCACCCACCCTCAGGCAGAACGCCGCCGCGCACCAGGTCACTGACGGCCGGCTGAGAAATCCCCACCGCCGCCGCGAACTCCGACTGTTTGACAGGCACATGCGGGATCAAATAACCCCCTGTGGATAACCTGTGAACAGTCCGAGTTCTTGGTCCGAATTACCCGCCCTGCGGACCCCTTGGGAAGGACCCGCGAAGTGGAACAATACCGTTAGCCATGGCAGGCCTGGCATACGGGATTCGCTGCGCTGCACCATGGTCACGCGCGCTGGTACTTGGCACGCCACCGGCGCAGCTGGTCGGCCATGGCCGCGTTGACCTGTGCTGGCAGGTTGCGCGCCACGCTGATCTGCGACACGTAATCGAAGTCCAACCGCCCAGCCTCGTAGCTGGCGCGGGTGACGAACACGATCACGGGCTTCGGGTCACTGCGGCCGAACGCAGTGGCTCGGACCTGGTAGATCCCTGGCGGTAGCTTGCCTCGACCGTTGGGGAACGCCACAAACTCGCCCCCGGCTTTGCGCTGCGCGGCGTTGACGCGGTTGATGCGGGCGCGGGCGTCCTTCACCGCGCTGCCGCTGAGCGGGCCGACAAACCCAGAGCCTCGGCGCGCATTGGCCACCAGGCGTTTATCGCCGGCCGTGATTCGAGGTAGAGCACTGGTGGCGCCCTGCGTGGGCTCGATCCGCAGTTGGCTCAGGATCTGCCGGATCTGCCCCGCGCTGATGTTGCCGTACGCGTCCAAGCGCGCGAACTTGCCCGGCACCGCGTACCGGTCACCGGGCATGGCGCCGGCGCTGATGAGCAATTTCTCGAAGCGCGTGCGTGTGCGCTGTCCACCGAAAACATGCCACTTCAGATAGCCGACGCGGTACGGTGCGTCGCTGATGCCGACTTCGGCCGTCAGGTTGTTTGCATCGGCCCGGCGCACGTAGACCTGGCCCAGCGTGAACGCCGTGGGCCGATCGAACACGTCGCGCATCTCGCGCTGCTGATCCAGCCGCACGGCCTGCGCCGTGGCCGTGGCCGCTTGCGCCAAGCCGGCTCGGAACCGCCTGTCGCTGAACACGCTGAAACTCGCGCGCAGCTTTTCTAGCTCCGACGTGTCGATCGTGTATTTCATGCCCTGTACCCCCACGATTTGCGCGTCACCACCATGGCGGGCGCGGCGGACTCGTTGCGGCGGATCTCGCGCAGCACACCATCGGGGCCGGTGTCGCTGGCCACAAACCGTTGGGTGCGCAGCGCCTGGTCGATCACGTCGCGGCCTGCCCATTGACGCAGCTGATCCAGCCACGCCGCCACGTTGGGCATCAGGAAACGGTTGCGGTCTCGATCCGCGGCTGCACTGCGGGACATCGGGCGGGACATTTGTCCCGGGACAAACGGGACACAGCGCGGGGGGACATCCCCCCTTAAGGGGGATGTCCCGCCGTGTCCCCCGCCGATGTCCCCGGCGTTTTGTCCCGGCAAACGGGACACTTCGGATTCAAAACGGGACATTTGACGGGCCTCCATTTCCACTGTTACGCGCCGGTCAGGCGCCCTGCCGAAGGTCGATCACGATGCCCTGCGCGACATCGATGTACCCCTGGTCGACAGCCCACTGCCGGGCGCGGAAAAACGCCTTCTTCTTGGCCTCGGCGTCCAAACCTTCCAGCAGCTCATAGAACGCCTTACGCAGCGCGTTCAACTCCATGCCGTTGGTCACCAGCGCCATGAAGCTGCTGTTGCGCCCGCCGCGGCCGGCCGCCTGCTCGGCCAGGCGCGCACGCTCGACCTCCTCGGCGCTGTTCAGGTGTCGCGCCACCAGCGATGTCAGCTTGTCGCCGTCGTCGTCCACGCCCAGCTCGACCACGCTCATGTGGAAGGTGGCGTCATCGAAGAGTTCGCCGTCCTTTTGCTTGGCACAGGTCACTGTGGCGAGCAATTCCTTCTCGTCACGGAACACGCCCAGCAGGTAATCGACGTTCGCCCGTATGGCGCTGCTGCCCCGCGGGCGCTCGGTGCTGGCGTGGCCACTGTGGTGCACGAGCAGCACGCTGCAGCCCCACAGTTCCCGAAACCGCAGGCCCAGCTCGCGGAAATACGCAGCCATCTCGTTTGCGCTGTTCTCTTCGCCGCTGTAGGTCTGGCTCAGCGTGTCCACGATCACCAGGCCAGGGCACACACCCACGGCCTGCGCGGCGTCCACCACGCGCCAGGCGTCGGCCGTCAGATCCACCGCCGCGGGCACCACGTAGAACGGCAGGTCGCCCCACTTCAGACCGCGCGCCTTGTGCCAGGCGTGAATGCGGCTCCACAGGCCGGCGCCACCCTCGGCTGCCACGTACAGCACCGGGGCCTGTGTGGTGATACGCCCCATCCAGGGCAGCCCGTGCGCCACGTGCAACGCAGCATCGAGCGCGATGAAGCTCTTGAACGTGCCACTGCCGCCGAACATCATGCCCAGGCTGGCCGCCGGCAACACGTGCTTGACCGTCCAACGCACCTGCTCGTGCGCCGCGCGCAGCGCGTCCAGGCGCAGCAGCGGCACCCGGCCGCCCACGCCCTTGCTCAGCCGCTCGACCTTGGCCATGGCCGAGGCGATGCGCTCCATGCGCTGCGCCAGCGGCATCAGGTGGTCGGCCGCGATGCGCGCGGCCTCGTCACTGGCCGCCAGCAGCGCCCGGTCGGCATAGTGGCCGGCAACGATCTCCGCGTACCGGCGCACGTTGCGCGCACTGGGCACCGACGCCTGCAGCGAATTCAGGTAGGCCAGGTCCGCGTCCTCGCCCATGTCGCGGGCCTGCAGGTGCTCGAACACCGTGATCGGGTCAGCCGGCTGGCCGGCCTTCACCATCAACTCGATGGCCACGAAGATCGCCGCGTGCTCGTGCCGGTAGAAACTCTGCACGTCGACCAGGTCGCTGATGACGTGCAACGCGGCGTTGTCGAGCATCAGCGCGCCCAGCACGCTCTGCTCGGCCTCCACACTGTGCGGCGGCGTATCGCGCACGTCCGCGCGGGTTGGACGCTCGGCGATTTCGGTATCTCCCCAAGAAGCCATGACGCCGCCGGCTCAGGCCTGACCGGCCCAACGTTGCGCGGCGCTCATGCCCGCCCAATCCCCCGGGTTCCCTCAGAATCCCTCGCGCTCCCTTCGATGCCGCCGACGATCCCGCTCAGGCCCTCGGCCTGCAGCAGGCGGTGCATCACACTGGCCGCATGGATCTGTTCCAGCGCCCATTTGTGCAGCAGCTCGCGCACGATCTCCTGTCTGTCCTGGCCGGTGGCGCGGCTGATGGCCTCCAGTGCGCAGTGCGTCTCGGGCGTGATGCGCCCGCGGTAGTCGTGCAGGTCTGCGCTCATGGCGTGGTGCGGTGTGGTGGAAGAAAAGCCCCCGCCGCCGAAACCCGGGCCGCGCGGACGGCAAACCACGCGCAGCCAAGGCCGGAGGAGACAACCCGAGCGGGTTGCAGCGGCACCGCGTCGCCGCGGCCAGAGGGGGGAAAACGGGGCGGGCTAGACCGCATCGCGCGCCTCTTCGGCGCACACGGCCGGCCAGGGCCTCAACAAGTCGGCCTTGCGAACTTCGCCCCAGGTGATGCGCTCGATGGTGACGCTGTAGGCCGTCTCGCCGGTCCACTCGGTGCGCGGCATGCGGCCGGCGCGCTGCCACTTGCGCACAGCCTGGTGGGACACCTTGCACTCACGGGCCAACGCCGTGAGGCCGACCAGGCCGATGGCTTGATCTAGGGGGGCTGACGTGTTCATGGGGGGGCATTATGGGACTGCGATCTACCTTTCTGCAAGGACCAAAGGTCACCGCCTGGCGCCTTACTGTCTCGGAATGGACGACGACGATGTCAGAGCCCAGTTCGCCATGCGCGTGCACGAGCTCTGCGACGAACTCGGCATCCCTGCTGGACATGGCGGGCAGACAATTCTTGGGAAACGCTTTGGCGTGACGCCGAAAGCCGCTCGCAAGTGGCTGATGGGACTGGCTTTTCCAGAAATGGCCACCGCGGTGCGCATGTGCGCGGAAGCACAAGTCAACGTCAACTGGCTGCTTCAAGGCGTCGGCCCCAAGAAGGGCGAGCGCACCGACGCCGACACCCTGCGCCTGGCCGAAGGCCTGGAACGGCTGCCGCTGGAAAACCAGCAGGCCGTGCTGGAATACCTGCGCTACGAGTTCGAGCGCGCAGACGGCTGGTTCACCAACGAGACGCTGGCGCGCTACATCGACAGCATCGACGAGATCAAGCGCCGCGCCGCCAACACACGCGGGCGGCCGCTGACCACGTGAGCGCCCCCATGGCCCGCCGCTTCCCACGCATGAAGGCGGCCATGCTGCTGCCGGCCGACCAACCCGTGCCTGCCGACCAGGCCGGCCCGCTGGCGGCGCAGTTCATGGCGCATGTGGGGGCGGTGCAGGCTTTCGACCGCGACGTGATCGAGATGGACTACGCCGACGCCGCAGCCGACCGTGAAGAGGAAGCGTGGCGGACGTTCGAAGAACAAGCCGCGCGCATCACTGACACCTTCGCGCTGGCCGCCGACCGCGAGGAACTCGAAGACCTGCGGCTTGAAAATGCCGGGCGCCCGCCCAGCGCCGCAGAACGGCGCATAGAGGCCCGGCTGGCCAAGGCCGATGCCAGAGTCGAGGCACTGCGCCAGAAGGTGGCCGCCGAACTGGCCGACCACCGAGCTTTCGTCGTGCGCTGGGTGAATCAGCAGCTCGCCGCCCAAGAGCGGCTCCAACGCTTGTAGGGAGGCACCATGTCAGCACCCATCCACAGCATCACCCTGGACCACCTGCGCAGCGAACTGCGCCAACTCGACGGCCTGCCAGGCGACACGCTCGTCACCTTCGGGCACGGAGACCTGGTGTTCTACCGCATCAAGAACCGCGGCCCCGTGACCGGCACACAGTTGTTCAACGTGGAGTTCAGCACCCTGTACCGGGTGACTGGTCAGCCAGACGCCGCCACCTGATCGGCCGTAGCCGGCGCCGGCACGTAGGGCGGGCCGCCAGCGTTCTCCACCGCCTCGCCCAGGATCTGCGGCATCTTGCGCAGCAGCTGGTCGCGCGGCATGGGCGCCCAGCTGGCGTCCAGCCGCCCGCCGTCCTTGAACGACACGGGCTTGCACGTGCCGTCTGCCGCCACCTCGATCACCACGTAGTTCACCAGGCGCGCCACGCAGGCCACGCCAGCGGCCCGCTCGGCCTGGGTTTGCTTGTCCACCAACATCAGGATCTCCAACGCCCGACTGTCGAGCGCGTGCGGATCTTAGCAAAAAAGTAACCTTCGGTCGTTGACGGGCTATAACTTCTAGTCCCATACTTCGATCCACGGCCACTCAGGCCGCATGGAGACGAAGATGCCCACCACCCGCACCGGCCGGACCCTGCTGGCCCAGGCCACAGAGCGCGCCCACGACGACCTGAACCGCCGCCTGGCCGAGCTGCACCAGCTGGCCCCGCTGCTCGAACGCCTGGAGCCCGTGCTGCCCGCCCTGGCAGCCCAGGGTCTGGAGGTTTTCCCCGGCGACATCAGCCACACCTGGCACCGGCCTGACCGCAGCACGACACGCCGGCTGCGCGCGCTGCGCATCACTACCCGGCTGCTCACCAGCGACAACGGCCGCTGTCAGCGGTGGCTCGACGCGCTCGCGGCGCAGGGTTTCCGCGAGATCCACCGCGACGACTACCCGCACTACCCGCGGGCCGTGCTGCAGCGCGGCCACCTGCTGCTGGTGGTGGACGCCCCCGCGCCGGCCGCCACCGCCGCCGCCGCAGCCAAGGTGGCGCACCAGCGCCGCGCCGAAGACGCGTTTGCCGGAGCCGCGGCATGAGCACGACCAACCGTTTTGTGTTGATGCCTGTGTTACTGGCCGGCGCCACGCTGACCCTGGGCGGCTGCAGCACCGCCCCGCGGCTGCCCGTGGCCCAGGTGCAGGCCGCCTGCCCGGCGCTCGAAGCCCTGCCCGCCGGCACCGACGCCGCCGCGCTCTACCGCCAGTGCCGCGACGCCGTGCTGGCCCCGCTGAACACAGACCCCCACGCGCTGCCGCCGCCCGTGCTCTGCACCGCCCGCCCGGGCAGCAGCGCCGGCGCCCTGGGGCCGTGGGCCGGGGTGTGCCAATGAACGCCCGCCACCCCTACCCCGGGCAGCGCCCTCTCAGCGCCCAGACCGCGCTCAGCGTCATCCTGGCCTGCGTGATCGGCGTGCTGGTGTGCATCGCCCTCGTCAGCTGGCTGCTGTGCAGCCAGAGCGCCGACACCGCCGCGTGCAGCCTGGCAGCCCCCGCGCTGCCGCTGCACGGCCCCCGGCGCCGCCTGCGCGCCGCGCTGCGCCGCTGGCGCCTGTGGCTGGTGGCCCGCCAGGTGGCCGAAACCGAGCGCCAGATCGGCCAGTACAAGCGGCTGATGTGGGACGACGCACTGGCGCTCGAAGAACTGCGCGCCCGCCTGGCCCAGCAGCAGCGGCGCCAGCTGCACATTGCGAGCCGGCCATGAACGCGCCCGTGTACCGCGCCCACGGCCCCGTGCGCGCCCAGGACGGCCGCAGCGTCTACGTCGTCGTGCGCTGCCTGGAAGCGCCGCCAGACGCCACACGCCAGACGCCACGCCGCGCCGTGGCGCTGGCCGAGTGCCTGACCCTCAGCGCCGCCGAACACCACGCCCAGGCGCTCAACGACGCAGCGGACAAGGCCGCGGCGATGGGGGTGGCGTGATGGCCGCGCGCCGGTTCTGGACAGAGGCCGAGTGTCAGGTGCTGCTGCAGCACTACGCCGACACGTTGACGGCCGACATCGCGCGCGCCCTGGGCCGCAAAACTGGCACGGTGCACCAGAAGGCGGCCAAGCTCGGGCTGACAAAGAACCCCGACTGGGTGCGCGAGACAGCCCGTCGCCGGAGCCGCAACCCTGGCCATGGCGGCATGGCCACACAGTTGAAGCCGGGCACGACCCCTTGGAACCGCGGCGTGCACTACCAGCCCGGCGGGCGCAGCGTGCAGTCGCGGTTTGTCGCTGGCAACCGCCCCCACACCTGGGTCCCGGTGGGGACACTGCGCGTGAACAAAGGCGTGCTCGAACAGAAGTTCAGTGACGACCCGGGGCCGCCCAACCGGCGCTGGAAGGCCTACATGCGCGTGGTTTGGGAGCGCGACGTGGGCACGGTACCGGCAGGCTACGTGGTGGTTTTCAAGCCCGGC